GGTCTTTGTGGACCGTTCGCGCTCCAGTATCGGAGATTCCTCACTCCCTCGTTGAAGAGCGCCGCCGGATGCGTCCAGAACATGATGTGTGTTCTTAGACGAGTATCGGCGAAGGGTAAGAGACGAAGCTGGATCCGTCCGCCTTCCTCGACCAAGCGGACCGAGAAGAATCCGCCATCCCGACCAGTGCGACTGCTAGGCGCCGCCGCGTTGAATCCGGTGATGAACTCCTCCGGCCATCGGATCAGACCCTCGGCTTGTTCATAGCGCTTGATCTCTTGAGTCGGGATTATGTAGCCGTGTTGATCGTTGTGAAAATCGGTGAGCGGTCCTGGATCGGGGTTGATGTCATAACCGACGTTGTCGCCGTTATCGATCCGATAGGCGACGATCTGAAAACGCTCGATCTGCCCACCCTTATTTTCGAGACCAAGATCTCCAATTCTTGGGTGATTGTCATATCGGGCGCCGTCCGCTGTGGTTAGCGTGATATCAAAGATCTCCTCATGCTGATGGACGCCCGTTGTGTAAATCTCGGAGGTCGGCAAAGAGGCGCCCCCGTGTTGATTCCAAGAGCCGATACCGACACCCATAAGATTCGGCTGACTCGTTGGGCTTGGCGCGTGGAGGCCTTGCGCATATTCGACGATGTTCCCGACGCCCGCCTCGAAGCGGTGATAGCCTTGGAGGAGTGTCGTCTGACGAGAGATCTCGCCGGTGAGCCCTTGATCGATCAGCGCGGTGAGGGGAACGACTTCGAGCGTCACCGCGAGGCCGTCCTCGATCTGTGGAGTCGAGTCGAGGAAGCCGCGCATAAGCTCGACCCAACCTCCATACGATCCATCGCTTCGCCCTGGCGAGACCCAGATCGACGCGCGGCGCCCGCGCCAGTAACAGATTTGGTCCGTCATCTCTGGCGAGTTGGTTCCGCCTAGAGAGATCAGGTGATCTTGTATCGGAGTGTCGGCGAGGCCGCGATCGCTGAACGTGATGGTGGGGTTGGCGCCGCTCGTCGTCCCAGAGACGAGGAAGGTCTCGGCGCCGATATGCGCATAGTCTCCGCTTGAGTAGACCGCGCTCACGTCGCGATCGAGTTCGACGGTGATTGGGGTGGCGTCACTATGATTGATGCCATCGACGAGGAAGGCATGGTCGGCGCCGCTCGCGCGCGGTCCGATCCGTGAGAGGATAACGCCTGGATCAGAGTCGCCTCCGTTCCGGTCGATAACGAGCGAGACCGTGATCGGCGTATATGAGGCGACGCCGCCGAGAGGATCGAGATTTGCTCCGTAGTCTGTGACGTTGACGATTGCTTCCTTGAATGTGCGAAGCGTCGCGCCTGGCGTCGTCGATAGTGCGTTCCCGATCGCGGGAACACTGGTGAGCCCTTCGGAGGAGTGCGAATAGTAGACCTCCGGAAGGCCCGCGATAACCAGCGCGAAGCGCCTCTTCTGGCTTCTATCCGTTAAGCTCATGTCCACTGCTCCTCGTAGAGCTCGAAGATATCGACCGACGTGATCGAGGTTTGAACGCAATCAAGGCGGACCATGAGCTCCAGACCTCGCGACGCGGAGGGGATCACTAGAGGACGAGGCTCATCGACTCCTCCGCTCGCGTCTCTGATCTGCGCGGTCGTCGTCGCCTCGAGGAGCGCGTATCGAGTGCCGACGCCTTCAGAGTATCTCGTCGATTGAAGGCGCCCGTTAGTCGCCGACCAAGAACAGCCGACGTCTATTCTCGTGTGAGCTCCGCCGGTCGTGTTCAGTTCGTAGAGATCCGCCGCGATCGAGGGAGAGCCCGTCGCGCGATAGCGGATGAAGAGGACGACATAGCGAGCCATCGGCGAGGAGAGCCAAGGGATCTCTAAAGTCTCCGATGACTCTGGAGCCTCCGCGTCTATCTCTATCGTGTCTGTGTCACCGTCGAGATCGGCGAAGTCTTTGGGCGCGAGTCGCGTGAAGTTCGCGTGTACACAGCGACGAGCTCGACCGAGCGCGAGGTGATTCGTGAGGTCGATCATCTGCGCGATCGTCCCACCGAAGACCGGTGAATCGACGTTGCACGCTCGCGTTGATGGAGCGTTGATTTGATAGGCAGGGATCAGCGCCATCGTTTAAGGCCCCCATATCTGAACAGACCAGACCGGCGAGGCCGGTGCGACGTTTTCGGTTGGAGGTCGGTCGAGACCGTCTCGGATGAGATCGGTGTCCGCCTGGTCGCTGATACTCTCGCGCCGGAACGGCTCAAGCGCTGTCAGCTCTTCCCAGTCTGGAGTCACCGTCGCCGCCGCGATCGTCTTCCGTCGATCTCGCCACAGAATCAAGCGGTCGTCTCCGTTGCCGTGAGTCGCGGCGAAGACGAACGCGGTGTACTCATGATCTCGATCGCGAGACCCTCCCCAAGCCCTGATCAGTGCGCGGAACTCGCGGAACATATCTGGGAGCATCGTCTTGGGAGCTCGCGCGCTGGCGACTCGCTGGAGACCAGACCACGCGAAGAGCGGTCGAGGTCGCTTGGCGAGAGCGCGGAGAGTCTGGACCAAGTTCTTCCCGCGCGCGCTGGCGAGGGGATAGTCGGCGCCGCTTCGGTCCTCTCCGAGTGGAGTGATCTTGAGCGTCCCAAAATGATTCTGGTCGACCTGACCAGCGGCGAGAGGAGAGGTGAGCGGAAGCCAATGGAGAGAGACGTATTCGATAATGGTTCCCGTCGATCCGCTATGGATGGCCTTCGCTGTGATCTCCGCGTATTCGTTCGATTGGGATCCAGTGGAGAGCGTCGCGCGATACCAAGTGGCGACGTTGCTCGTGATGTTGATGGTCGCGGTGTTGCTGTTCTCGGACTCGGTGAAAACGATCGAGCCGGTCCCGACGTTGTTGAGCTTCGCCTTCACCAGAATCACAAGCGTCTGATGAGCATCACTAGGGACGGGGACGCGCCAGATACAATTGTAATCCGCGGGCGTTCCCGTGACGGAGAAGACCTCGCCCTGATAGCCCTGACTGACGACCGGAGAACAGCCAAGGTGAGCATGCGTGAAGTTCACAAGTTGAGTGAGCTTCTGAACCGTCTCCGACTCGATCACCTGACCAGAGACGACCGCGTCAGGAGAGGGGACAGCACCCGCGCCGCTAGTTGGAAGAACGAATGTATTGGCCATAAGGCACCCTCCAAAAGGTGGCCGCGTGTCTACCTTACTTGATCATGCTCAATCGTGACAGATAGAGGCACTCGCCGACGGATCCTAGTCGGATAATTAAGATCGAAGGTGTTCTCCATCAATCGCCCGATATATCGCCCGCGCTCGTCTTGGATCGAGTAAAGGGGGCCATAGTTGCCGACAACATAGGTTGAGCCGAAGACACTCATCGGCGCCGCATGTCGTCGAGAATCTCCCCACTCTCCATAGTAAGTCAGCGCTTGCCCTGGTCCGGTGTAGGGAGCGAAGCGCTCGACGAAGTGTTGATAGAGATCTCGCTCGTCTGCCGCTGCATCGAGGAAGAAGTCGACGCGACTCCGCGTATAGGTTCCGAGCTTGTTCGATACCATTGATCCGCCAAGTCTCCTTCGCCTTGTCGCCATCGTCTCAACCGAGAGCTGATGACGCTCGACGGGTCGAGTAGGGATCAGGACCGTCGCGCAAGGGTAGGTAGCTTTGAGGCGCTCATAGCTGGAGCCGATCACCGTCGTCGAGGTCTCGGAGCCCGTGAAGCCTAGAAGATTCCTAAGCGCTGTGGAGCTCCACGTCAGATCAGTGACAGCGGTCGGATAAGAGACGACCGCAAAGCCCTCTTCATCGATCAACCATCGAATCGAGTTGAGTCCGCTTAGGCTCATGATCGAGGTATCTCGCGCGCTCAAGTTATTCGTACCGTTCGCGTCGTCTACATCGCCGACCGATCCCCCCTCGCGGAGCGCGACGCGAAGGTCTTGATACTCTCCGTCAATCGTTATGATATCGACGCTCGGCTCTCCGCTTGGCGTGATATCCAGAACGAACGGACCAGCGACTCTCCCCCTGATCCAGTCGTTCGGCGCGACCACTTGATGAGATCCGCCGACGAGAGTCGAGGAGAGAGAAGCGGACCCGAGACCGAGATAGTCCGTTCCCGATACGAGCTCAAGATCGAAGGCGCGGTCAGTATTCGAGATCACGACCTTATCGTCAGCGTTGATCGTCGCGCTCCACGTCCCCGCCGTTCCCGATCCCGCCGCCGTGAGATAATGGTCGATTGTATCGGCGATCGTCTGGCTCGCGCTGTAGCCGTTCAGAAAGTCGATCATGTCGGCGTAAATCGTCGAGGCCATCGTGATGTTGATGGCAGTCGACCCGCGTTGATAAAGCGTCTCGCCAGAGAGGTCTCGAAGATCGACCGCTGTCATCAGAGCGAAGTTAGGCGCGCTGTCAGAGCTTGGCATTATGCCCCCCTTAGACGGACCGCGCCGCGACGCGGAGTATTGATAGCTTGAACGACGCGGTCAGCGAAGGCCCGCTCCGCCGCCGCCTTGGTATCGTATATCACCGCTTGGCCCATGTTGACGTTTATGGTTACGCCGCCGCGCTCTTCGTCTCGGTCGAAGTCGCGATCTCTGATCGATTGAGCAGCTCCAGTGGGAGACGCTCCAGCTCCGCCGCCTCCACCGCTCGCGGAGAGTGCAGAACCAGCGGAACCAGCGGCGACCGCTGCCGCGCCGAAGAAGGCCGCCGCCTTGAAGTGACCAGCCGCTTCCGCTTGTCCCCCTGGCGTGAAGAGCGCCGCTGTCCCCTTAGCGGTCTGCATAATCGCCTCGACTCCAGCTTGGAGCGCGATCGCCTTGAGCGCTTCACCCACAGCAGCGGAAACGCTCTCTCCGCTTTGGAGTGCAGCGAGTGAGGCGAAGACGAGACCTTGCCCGAAGCTCTCAACCGCTGAAGTCACCTTATCGAGAGGAGCATTGGCTAACATCTGAAGCGCCTCTGCTTCTTGCCTGGTCAAATCAATCGAGCGTTGGAGAGCTTCGATTCGTTGCACTTCCGCCGCGCGCCGGTCGGCTTCTTGCTTTTGCTCAAGAGCCATGAGCTCGCGCTGCTGGTTGATCCTAGCCGTTGCTAGTTGGGTCTCATTCGTCGCCGCTCTTTGGGCGCTCTGAAAGCGGAGCTCGATCAGTCGCCGCTCTCGTTCGATCCCTTCTGTCTGGATCATGATCAAGGCTTGCCGACGATTCTGCTCATCAGCGAAAGCCTGATCCGCCGCCGCCTTTCTCGCTGCCTCTTCTTGCGCGCGCTCCGCTTGTCTCTGCATCTGGTTAGCTCGACGAAGCGCTCGGATCTTCGCACTGGCGACTCTCTCCGCTTGCCAAGCCGCCTTCTCATATTGTTCGTCATTCGCCGCCGACTCCATGAGGAGTCGTTGTCTCTCCGCGAGCTCTCTCCTAACCAGAGCGATCTTTTGAGAGACGGTCGTCGCTTCGATCGAGAGCGCCTCACTTTGGAAACGCTTAGCCAGTGCGAGCATTTTCTGGTTAGCGGCGATCTGCTCTTGAGCAGCTTTCTCCGCTGCCAGTCGCTGTCTCTCTCTAGCAGACTTGCCTTCTGTTTCGATTAAGGTGTCAGTTTCTTTGGTTAATTGGCGACGTCTTTCTAAGGCTTGTTGCTGAAGAGGCTCCAGTTTTCTCAGTGACTGTTCAAGCTCAAAGAGAGCCTTTCTTCTTCTTAGTTGAGCAGCGGATTCTTCTGATCTCAATTCTCTTGATTGTTTAAGGTATGACCCCCCCCGTCTCAAAAGAACTGGAGTTGGGTCTTCAGCCAGAGAGCGCCTTAGTTCTTTTCTTTTCCTCCGGACAACGTCGAGTTCGGCTTCAGCCGCAGCTAGCGCTTTTTGCCTTAACTCTATCTCTCTTCCGAGGTGACCGTTGCCCTCGATGATCATCTCTATTCGTTCAGATTGAGACTTAGACTCTCTAATCAGTTGGTTGATCCGTCGGAACTGAACGTCGTTTAATCTGATCCCCTCGTCGGCGAGCCTCTCCATCACAGACGTATACTCAACAGCCGAAGACTGGAGCGCTCGAACGCGGCCCGCCATGTCTTCGCTGGTTTGGTTGAATGTCCGGACCGCTTGAATAACTCCAAAGATCGCCGCGCCGATCGCCGCCAGCGGTCCTAGCATCGTTGTAAAGCTCGCGCCCGCGGTCCTTGAAGCAGCCGACAATCCGCCGACTCCTTCGGTGAGACTACCGACCGACGAGACGACGCGACCCAAAGAAGAGGTCATAACATTCGCGCTGGTTGATAGAGCTTCGCCCGCCTGGACGACTTTCCCGCCAGCGACCTCGGCGCCGCGCCCGATCTGGTTGAGAGCCTTTTGAACCTGATCCGCTCCCTCTAGCTCTACTTGAACCCCGACTTTTGCACCGCTAACCATTGGCCGCCTCCTCATGCGCGCGCTGTCGAGCGCGAGCCTTCATCAGTTCAGTCTGTGAGTGGAGCTCCGTCCACAAATCTATCACCGCGCAAGAAGGCTCGCGGTAAAAGTCTCGAAGGCTTCCCAGCCCTGCACAGTGCGCGCGATAGCTGGAGACCATCGGAGAAAGTCGATTCATGTCGGCGATCGGGCAGCGCCTCACCTTCTGATCTCCCCACGACGGGTCGGAGTCTGGCGCGATCCGATAGGCCATGACATAGGCGCCGGCCTCGTCTCGCTTGAGCCAAGGAAGACCAGCGCGGAAAGCTCCGCCGCAGTTGCCTCGCCTTCGTCTTAATGTCGGGTCGCCTTTGCATTGTTCACAACTCCACGCGCGGGAACCAGCATAGGCGATCCAGACACTGGCTCCCGCTGCTATTTTCCCGCGGGTGGCAAAAGCGAGAGCGCTTGAATATGCGCGACGAGCTCCCCCATCAAGACCTGACGATGATGATCCGGACGGATCGAGTCGACGAGCTCCAGCGGGTCACCGTCATGACCTTCGATGGAGACGAGACCAGCTCGGAGCATCTCGCGATAAACGCGCGACAGATAACGATTGTACTCGCCAAGCGCTCGACGCTCGTCTTCTGGCAATTCATGTTGCCAGCGCGCGCGCTCCTTCGGGTCGTCTGGTTGCTCCGACCAGAGAATCCTCCCGAGCTCCGATCGAGAATAGGCGCCCGCTTCGACCTCCGCATCTTCTCTAGCTTGAGGAGATAGCGCTCGAAGGGTGAAGCGTGTCGCGCCTTCCGTCGAATCGAAGAGGCTCTCGTCGCGCGTCGATAAATAAGAGACCTTAGCCTCTTCAGTCCCGACAACCGAAGGATCGACGGTGGAGACGACTTCGACAGTTTGATCGGTGCTCGTGGCGAATATGAAGGCCATCTTAGAGACCGAGTCCGATCCGGAGGGGAGTCCCTCCCGCGTCGCCGGTTCCCGCATCACCACCGAAGCGAGAAGCCGCGTAGTTGAGGTTCTGCTGAACGATCTCTCCGTCGATCACTCGGATCTGCGGATCGACTGTCAGATAAGCGCCTGGCACGTTCAGCGCCATCCCCTGACCATCGCCGACTGGACCAGTCCCGACGAGAAGGTCGCGACATACTCCGTTAATAAAATCATCGTTGATCGCCGTATTCGGAGAGTCGACGGTAAGCGAGACCTCGACGGTCTGGTCACTTACTTCCATATCGCTCATCCCGATCAGCGATGAGCTCTGACCGATCGGAGTGAGAGTGTTAGTGATCGTCGCGCTGAACTCGGAGACGGAGAGAGCGATGCGCCCGTGTTCGTCTCCGTTATCGGTTCCGATGTCCGTCCGCGAGGTCGAGGCCGCGTCGGAGAGAAGGACATAGCAGCTGCGGAAGTGAGGGGTCGCTCCGTCGGTCGTCTGTGGTTCAACCGGTCCAGTCGCGTTCCCGTGATCGTCCTCAATATGAGCAGCTTGAAAGACAAAGTCGCCCATGAGGCGCCCGCCATCGATCGAGATTGAGAGGCTCTCAAGCTTGCATCCGAAAGCATAGGAGAGGACGCCGACGCCATCGACGCGGAAGGCGAGGCTATTCGCGACGGATCCGCTGTTGTCTCCCTTGGCCGTGTACCAAGTCTGGAGGAGACGGACGGTGTCGGATGTGGTGAGATCGCGGGAGAGCGCTGGAGAGTAACCGATGTTCCCCGCCCCGCTTCCGTTCTTGGAGGTGACATGAGCGTATTCTGCGCGCCCATTGATCTCGATCCCGAAGAGGCCGCCAAGCTTGTAGTTCGCGAGAGTGGTCGGGGTGTATTCATTCGTCCCCACCGCCGCGCTCACCGCGTCGCTCTCCGCGCCTGGGATCGTGGTCGAGAATCCAGCGGAGAGGAGACGACCAAGAGCGGTCCCAGCGTAGTTCGAGCCAGTGCCGAGCGTCGTGAAGTCGCATCTCACGGTAACGGTTCCGGTGCGGCGCTGTTGTTTGGTCCCGCCGATGTATGATGTATCAAGCTCTGGAGGGAGACCATGAGGACCGTCGCGCGCCTCTGTCCGCTCCGAGACCGGTGGCTCGCCTGGAACGACGATAGGGTCTCGCTCGCAAGGAATCGAGATAAAGGTGAGACCGGTAGCGCTTGGAGCTCCAGTCGAAGAGCTTAGCGATCCGAAAGAGCTCTCGACCGCGACCGAGAGTGAACGATGTGTAACTGCCATCAGAAGGCCTCCGAGAAGAGAAGGTCGAACGGAACAATGAGGAGGAGCGCCGCTGGATTTCCTGCCTCATCAAGGAGCGGAGTGGTCGACGCCTCTCCTGTGATCAGTGAGGTGATCCCCGTCGTCGCTAGACTATACGCGGGATCGCGCAAAGAGTTGATGAGCTGCGAGCTATCTTCTCCGACGATGCGCTCCATAAGCCCGACGTCTCGCGGGATATCATAGCGGACGCGGAGCTCTGCGGTCAGTCTCTTCCGTCCAGTGATCCCCGCTTGCCCGTCGTCATAAGGGAAAGAGGTCGTCCGGAGCTCGAAGAGGCGGAGCGTATTCGGTCGGCGATCTGTGAGCAGCTCCATCCCCGAAGCAGGATCAACACAGACAAAGCCTTGAGTCTCGTCCGTTTTAGGGACGAGCGCCTCGATCCGAGAGACGAGGAAAGAGAAAGCGCTGGCGATTCCTTGGCTCATCGTTTCCCCTTGCTCTTGCTGGTCTGTTTAGTCTTGCGCTTGGTCTTAGTTGGAGGCCCTGTCGGAGAGAGCTTCTGGCGGATTCTAGCGGAGACCGCGCGCTGAAGCTTATTCTGATCGAAAGGAGAGAGACCCATAAAAGGGCGCCTCACGTTGACGTGATAGCCATAAGACTGGACCGCTGAAGAGAGACCGATCGTAAAGCCTGTCTTATCAACTTGGGTTGTGATCAGGTTGTTCATCAAAGCGCCGCTCAAGGTCAGATCGACTTCAGCGGTTTGATTCTGCCCACCCTTCACTCGTCGTCGGCTCTTCTGTTTGTACTCTTTGTAACCACCAGCGAAGTACATGGTTTTCATGGTTCGCTTGCGACCGACCGCTTTGAGGCGCTTAGTCCGTCCGCCTTTCGGCTTGAGGCGCGCGCCCTTTCGCTTGATGTAGATCGGCCTAGTTGAATAGCCAGCGAAGGGCCGATCTCTAGTGTCCTTCCCAGAGTAGACGCGAGAGCGGATAATGGCGATCGTGTCGAGCGCCGTGATCCGACTATCCTTCACCGTCCAGAGCTCTGGGATGGAAAGCTCGATTGTGACCCGAGCGCCCATTAATGCTGCATCCCTCTCCAGCGAGGATACTCGATAGCGATATCCTTCTCTCGCTGTGTAGGCTGGACCGATGGAAGCGAGAAGGTTCCGCGCGCGTCGGAGACCTTGCCACCCGCTCTGCGGAGGTTGATCTCGTCGGAGTCGATAACCCCGTCGTCGTCGGTGTCGAGGGTGAGCTGCCTCATCGCCCTGGTGAAGAGCTCCATCCCTCGATTACTCATCCGCTCCGCGATATCTAGTTGAGCGGTCATCTCATAGACGCGCGACGCGGAGAGATAGCGGTGAGCTTCGAGGAAAATGTGAGGATTGAAAATGTCGTCTTCGGTCTGGCTCTCAAGGAGCTCGTCTCTGATATAGAGGGTGAGCTCATCGAGCGCCGCCGCGATCTGTTCAGAGAGATCTTGCTGGCGACGCGGGATCATGTCGCCTAACTGCGGCATCTTCGCGACGAGGTCGGAGTGGGTGAGGCCGGTGTCGAATGGTCGACGAACGACCTCAATCACGTTGCGCGCGAGAAGTGGTCGATCGTTCGGGCTCTCGTCGCTGGTATAAGCGACAGTCCAATCGATCAAGCCGCGCGTCGCTGTATCGGCTGCGGGTATCGTGTACTCGTATCCAGCCCAGACGAGAGAGGCGCTCTCGGTGAGTGCTAGACCTCGCGGGAGAAGGTCGGCGAGGATCGCGGTTGTCCCGTCGATCCGATCAACCGTGACCAAGAAGAGCCCGTCTTCATCGGTGACGAGGAAGGCTCGACCCGACCTGGCGCCGATTCGCCCTGAAGCGTCAGCGCTGGCGGAGAGGGTGAGGGTCCGCCGATCTCCTCCGAGAGCTGTCACCGTCGCCGAAGAGTGAACCGCTGTCATATTCGACGCGGCGCGCGTCGTTCCGTCGGGAAGCGTATAGGCGAGAGTCGGCGTCGCGGCGAGCGGATAAGGCGACTCCCACTGGAAGACAAAGTCTTTGTTTTGAGCTGCCTTGATCATCCGCGACCTTCGCCTTCTTCGTGAGTAGGTACAGTTTGATCATGAAGCCAGTCTGATAAACGACGGAGTCCGATCAAGTGCGCGATCTCTGATAGAGGGTGAGCTATCAGGTTGTGGAGAGTCCAAGAGAAAGGACCTAACTTCGCCAAGAAGTCTTGAAAGCTCATCGATCTGCCCTCGCCTTCTGGTTCGCTTGTCTAACTTCCGCGTCGGTTCCGCGTTCTAGGTCAGCCGATTCGATCAGCTCTTCGGAGACTGGCGACCATGAGTGGCGGCAGTTGTAACCGCCCCCTCGCGTCAACACTGGCTCAAGCTGATAATTTCGCATCTCTCCGACCTGTGTCTGTGTGTAGACCTTGCCGACGATCACTCGACAAAATGAACGAGTGATCCCGTCGAGCGGGCCGGTGTAGAGATAGTGGGTCAGTCCAGCTTCTTCGGCGGCGATAGCGGTGAGCTCGCGACCGTAACTGGTGATCCTTGTTCTCGCCTCTGTGATCTGACGACCCTCTGCGGATCGGAGAGCAGCATCGAGGCCGCTGATGACATCAGAGGGTTCCAGAGTAAAAGCGGCGCTGGAGAGTGCATCTCTGACCGATCGCTGAACATCGGGCAAAATGACGTCATCGTAGATCCCCGATATTGTCTGATCTGCTAGGGCTTGTCCGACGCCTCCGATTTCGGAGACCGAGAAGCCATCTTCAGACGCCAAGAGGAGTTCCTCGACATTCGCGAGGGTCTCTCTCTCCGCGTCAGTGATCTGCATGATGGAGGAAGCTAGGCCATTGTCTAAGATCCAAGCGTTCATCTCACCACGGCGCATCCGGCGGAGCTCGTCGAGTCCACCGCGCGCGGCTGCTGCCTTCACTGCGTTCACGATTTCAGCCTTGCTTCTTCGGAGCGCTCGACGGAGATCCCGATCGAGCTTCGCCTCAAGCTGTAGTTGAGCTTTAGACGCGCGGAGCACTTGGAGCAATCGAGCGTCCGTCGCCGCCTTAATCTGACGGGTCAAGTCGTCGATCGCTTTAGCGTCCGCGTCCTCTGCAAGGTGGATGTGTGAAGAACAGTGAAGGCAGCGCATCAATACCTCTTAGGTGAGGCAGTCGTCGATAAGGAGGCCGCGTGTCGCGTCGACCTTCTTAAAGAGCTGGACGTGCTCGCCCCAAACATGACGACGGACGAGATCAAGCGAGTCGTACTGACCAGCCTGGAGCCCCTTGTACATCATGTTGAGCGCCGCGACTGGCATCGCCTTGACGCCGCCGCTCTTCTGCGAGACTGCGTCAGAACCGCGCATGATATAGAGGCCGATCGTCTCACCGTTCCAGATATTCGCCTCGCTTGAGGTCGCGCCTGGGATCGCGGTCTCGCGTCGAGCGCTACCGACGAAGACGTTCGGGATATTGAGGACCGAGCGAAGAACCTCGATCACTGCCTCATTGGCGAGGATTCGATTTCCGCTTGCGATCCCGACGCCCGCAGTTGCATCCCCAACGCTCACAAAGGAGCGAATCTCTGGGTTACGAGCGAGAGCGCGGAAGACGTCGTAGCCAAGAATCATCGTATCGGCGACGATCCCATGATTCGCCGCGCGAATGACGTCGAGTTGCTCATGGATGAACGAAAGAGGCTCCGCTCCAGCGGCGTCGAACTTGGTTGTCGGCTGGATGTTGTTCTCGCTGAACTCGGTGGTCGAGAAGAGGAGATCAGCACAGCGCTTCTCTTGAGCGAGGAGAAGAGCGCGGCGAACCTTGCGCGCGCTACGCTCTTCTTCCGAGCCTGGATACTGCGAGTCTTCGATATCCTCCATCGCGATGCTGTCCTCAAAGCTGTGGATCTCCGCTTTGAAGGTGAGGCTTGAGCGATTGAAGGAGGAGAGACTCTGTCGGCTTGCGCCTGGCGCGCGGCGCGAGTCAGCCTCTGGAGCACCCATGAAAGAGCGGGTCTCCTCGACGAGGAGGGTTCCGCTGCGCTCTGGGACGTCGACCTGCTCCATCACGCGACCAGCGATGAGCTGGCTATCGCTTGGGATCGCCTCGGCGACGATGTTTGTGAGGATCTGATCGACTGGATGGAGATTGCTATAGCTAGGGCGTGCCATTTAAAGGGCCTCCTTAAGCGAACTGGCTGGCGCCGGTGAAGATCACTTCGATCTCATCACCGTCGGCGTATGCAGTAACGTTCTGGTTGTAGATAACGCGCGCGACCGCGTACTCGGTGCCTGCACCATTCGCCCAAGGGATGAGACGAGCGGTTCCAGTCTCGACCATGAGGAGAGAGTCGGTCCCTGCCTCGATCGCGTCGCCTGCGAGAGCCTTGGTGCGACCGAAGATCACGACCTCAACAGCGTCGCCAGTGGAGGCGCTGCGCTGTGCAATCCCGTCGGCCTGCTCTCCGGTGGTTCCGTCAGCGAGTGCAGCTTTGCCGTCGCCATTGATGACAACAGCCTGAAGAGCGGTGATCGCTTCAGCGGCAATCAGAGTGATAACATCAGAGTTTGAAAGACGGCTCATACTTAGCCCTCCATAGCAGCGAGGAAGAACTCGCGGTCAGTTGTTCGGATCGTGTTAAGAGCCTCGGAGAAGCTGATCGACTTCTCCGCTGCAAGCTGCTTCGCGCGGTCAGCGAGGGTCTCGCGGTTGATCTGCTCACCGCTGGCGCCGTGACCGACCTCGCGGAGAGAGACGACCGAACCAGCCTTGCGCTCGCAGAACATCGCCCAGAAAGCCTCGTCACCGCTCTGCGCTTGGTTCCATGCCTTCTCGGCGAGTGCGACCTCGGCGGGAGAGATCCGACCGGAGCGGACGAGCTCGTCGACGGCGCCCTTGCGCTTGACGCTCTGGTTCTCTTCACGGAGAGCGGTGAGCTGCTCACGGAGAGTAGAGACCTCGGCGAGGAGGAGTGCGGAGCTCTCGTTCATCGAATAGCTCTTCTTCTCCATCATCTTCTCTTTGTCCTCATCCTCGGCGAGGTCTTTCTTGTCCTCGTCCTCGGTCATCTCTTTCTTGTCCTCATCCTCGGCGAGATTCTTCTCGTCTTCGGTGAGGTTCTTCTCCATCTCGGCGACCATCGCCATCTTTTGGAGCAAGAGATCGACAAGATCCTCATGCTCCATCTTCAGTAGGTTCTCACGGGTCTCCATGAGGTTTGCCTCCTCTGTGAGTAAAACACGGTCGACCGAGCTCGCTGTTTGCTGCGGTCGGGGGGTAAGAGTGACAGCGAGAAGTTGGGCGCCTCCGGTTGGAGCTCCGCTTTCTCTCGCGTAGACTTCGCCCATGACGAACTCTGGAGACGACCAAAGTGAGCCTTGAGCTTCAGCGACTGTTTTGAGTCCGCGCTCGTTGTAAGCGGGGATAGCTATCAAACACTGGCCATCTTCGGAGAGACGAAGGTCGACGATCTCGCCGAGCGCTCCTCCGGTCTCTGGTGTGTTTGATCCGTATGAGGGGGAGCTCTGGTGATTCCAGTCGATGATGACTGGGTCGCTCTCCTTGCGTGCCTGGTAGACTCGAACGATCTCCGCGAGCATCGCTGGCGTAACCTCGGCAATAGTCTCACCGCTCATCCGAGAGGCGACGGTTCCCGCGCGGAGCGTGACGAATGGTCGCCCAAGCTGCTGGCCATCTTCGACGACGACGGTGAGGCCGTCGAGGTCGATCTCCTCCGCTTCGGAGAAGGTGAAGGCTCTCTCGGTTAAGCTCTTATTGTCCGCTGCGTTCATCTGTCCGACTACCTTTCTCGCCCAAGCGAAGCCCGCGTCGCCGCCCCAACCGTTCCAGGCTTGCCAGCCTTTGCCTTGCTCGTCCCAAGTCGCGCCCTTCTTGTCGACCTCATGGCGCGTGAAGTAGTTGAGCATCCGACGAACGGTCTCCGGAGAGAGCTCGACGCCATTCTGAAGATCGCGAGCTCGCGCGATGCCAACCGCTGTCATCCCTCGCTGTGACTCTGGTTTCTCCGCGCGTACCTCCAAGGCGCGCGCCGCTGCTTCTTGAGCACCCTTTGGAGGCTTGAAGTCGATATGGGCGTATTTCTTGGGGAGCTCCGCCAGCTTCTCGCTCGTCTCTTTCGCCCTGTGTTGAGGATGCTCTTTAGGGAGGAGATCGAGGTCGGTGTCATATGCCTCTTTTCGCTGTCCAGTTCCGACCAGTTTCAAGAAGGCTTTGACGCGCGCGAGCGCCCACTGATCGCGAGAGGTGACCGACGGACGGTGAGAGGTCGAGAAGGCTCCAGCTCCGCGCCTGTACACAGCCTTGAGCATCCCAAGATCAACACGACGACCAGCCGCCTCGTGCTTCTCGTTATGCTCGTCGCGCATATTCTCCAGCGCCTTCTCGGTTCGATCCGAGACCTCGATGGAGCCGCGTGTTCCGGATGCGGAGCCCTTCGGATTCTGCTTCGATCCGGTCCGCTGGTCTCGCTTAGGAGCGGGAGTCTGCGGATCATCCTTGCGACGACGCTCCGCGAGACGCTTGGCTTTCCGCTTGAAGCTCATTTGATCCCCCTCTTCATCGCGCGATACCTCTCCGAAAGAGCGGTCGCTCCTCCTCCGAGACCAGCGGAGACGCGATCGAAGTAAGTCCTCGCCGCTTCGTCTGGCAGTTGACCCGCGCCGATTCTTTGACGGATCGCGCGCTCTAGATCGTCCTCTGGAGTGAGCAAGCCAAACTGAACCAGCGGAGCGAGAGACGAGAGACTCTCTGTGAGCTCATCAGAGTTGAGACCAGAGTGAACGAGGCGAGGGAGCTGTGAGACTGAACACTCGCCATAGTTCCACTTGATCAAGCGACCGATCGTTCCTGCTCCTCTTCGGTCAATTCCGCTGACAGCGCTCGCGACTTGATCGCAGAGATTGAGCGCGGAGCGACGGAAAACGGAGAGGTGAACCTCGCCGACTGATCGCGACCCCGTGTCGGTCGTTCCGAGATTCATGAAGCTCGCGAGGAAAGCGGTCGCGAGTTGGTGGTCACACTCCTTGATGGTGGCGAGCGCGTGAGTCGAGTCGAGCTTTTGCTCGCCGAAGGTCTGGAAGCTCACGACTGGATTATCGACCAGATACGATTGCTCTTGTGCGATGTACGCTTGAGCTTGTGCCGCCGCGCGGTCGATCATGTCGTCGATGTCGGTGTCAGTCAGTCCAGCCGCTTCAGCCGCCGACCGATCAACAGCGACGCGAGGAGTCGCGACAGCCCAGCGCTCCATCCCTACGCCG